CAAACCTTTTGGTATTGCTTGACGCAAGGTGGTAGTGGACCACCAAATCGACGAGACCATGCTCGTCACACGGAAGGCCGCAAAGGTGCGCTTCCGTGAAAAAGTTCTGACCGCTTGGAACTATTGTTGCGCCTACTGCGCCGAGCCCCTAGGCAAGAACGCAACACTCGATCACGTCCACCCCAAAGTAAAAGGTGGAGCGACCCACGAGTCCAACATCGTGGCCTGCTGCCTGAACTGCAACTCACACAAATCCGCCCACCCCTGGCGCGAGTGGTTCCGAGGCCGCGAATACTGGAGCGAAGCTAGAGAAACCGCAATCGAGAACTGGATCGGCAGTAACGTAACAAGGTAAGACTTACGAGTCTCATGGATAAGCACACCTTTGAAAACTGGAAGAAGGTAAAAGAGGCCCTGGAACGTGCAGGCAAAACCGACTCGATGTTCTACAAACGAGCCCTAGCGATCCTCAGCGGCAAACCAGATCCGTTCAATTAATTGAGCCCGACGACGGCTTGTGCAATCCACGCACATACCGCCACCGGGCGTACAAATCCTATAAATACCGTTCCCTAAACGCTCAATCCGGTCCCTGGTACGTTCCATCGCTTGCGGAACTGCGGTATATCCGTTCTAGTTGACTGGTTAGCGGATTTTGGTCGCCTATCGGCATTTCATCAAAAGGCGAGTTAGCGATAAATAGCAGTGGTCCGTCCATCTGCTTAACCGCAACCATTCCCGTCCTAGGGCTCCTAACGAGGATGCTAAGTGCCCACTTCTCAACCCAAGTCAGAAAAGGAATCTTGTTCATGATTACAGTGTACTGAAGGCGGCCTCTGCGACGGTAGGGAAACACTGTCTGAAAACCTTGAGACATTGTTCAGCAATGACTCTGTGCTCAAGCTGTGTTTCCTCACTGGTCCGTATAAGGATGAAGTGAATCCAGCTGCGAAGTGTGCCTTGCATGTACAACGTCGTTGGAGTGCAGAGCGGCAAAATTCTCCGCGCAGTTTCCTTTGCAACACCCCGCTCCAGCATTGATTCATAGAGCAAAAAGGCATCACTGATCACCCTACCCGCACTGATCTGAAGATCCTGCTGATGAGTAGGGTGAATATCGTCAAAACTATTCTGTCGATTCTTCTCATCCTGCCGCCTGAAGGTCGGAATCTCGGCAGGGCTAGTGCGGCTGTAACGAGTCGAAAACTCCTGGAACGAGAACGACCTGTGCCGTATGATCTGCGCCGCAATATCCCTTTCCGTCTCAATCTTCACGCACAGATTGGCCATCTCAAAGGGCGACCAATGGTTGTGCTTGATCAAGTACCGCAGAAGCCCTGGCCCGGTCTCCCAGTTGTCTTTGTTAGCGGGGTTGCTAACACGCGCCATCATGACGATCAGTTTTTCAGCGTCGGGCGTTGCCCAAACAAGTTCAACCTTTTTTGTCATTGGTAGAGAGAAGTGATTAGACGACGAAAAATAGACTCTTTAATGTGATAATGCTTGGCACAGGTGATATGGTGCCTCTCAACAGGAAGCTCGACGGAATAAAACCTCTCCTCGCAATTCAGGCATTTACGAACGCGAGTAACGCCGATTCCGCAGGAGATGCGTGTACTGACAACCTTGTGCATTCCTCTGGACAATGCACCGCAATGAGGGCATTCCATCAGGCAACCCCCGTCAACTGTACTTTTTGACTACTGTCTTTTATACGTCTGCCCACCCATTGGACCGCACCATCGGGCAAAATCTTCTCACCATCCTGGTACGTGTACCACCTGTGCTCGCACCTAGCACAGCGCCGACGCCGCACTTTGACAACTTCATCGACTGTTCTAGTGAGGATGACTTTAGAAACGGGGTGATGGCAATTAGGACACATGGTTTCGATGAGTTGAAATGACACGAAGTTTGGTGAGCGCTTTTTGGCACCTCTGCCTGGCACGCTCCCTAGAGATTCCGTGTTCCCTGGAGAGCTTAAGGTACGTCTTAGGCTCGCCGCCTTTGAGGGCAAAAAGCCCTTCGAGCAAGCTCCGATCAATCGGATCAAGCCGAGCCAGCAAGTCATTAGCGTCTTCAAAGGCCCAAAGATCCTGGAGCTGATCCATGGGATGCTCGCCGTCAGTAATACTGTCAATCAACGCAACGTCGTTATCCGTTGTGATGATCTTTCGGTCGAGACTGATGCAATCCGAACTCCGCTCCAGGTACTCACGCATCCTTTGCGGGTTGGTTTTGCAATAGTCGGCGCATTCCTCGACGGTGGGTTGTCTGCCATGGATCGCGTAGAACTGAGGCGACCACAAGCGAAGTTTCGACAACATCTCTACCGCATGGGACGGCAGCCGAATAATCCGGTCATTACAGCTGAGATAACGAGTGATCGACTGCCGGATCCACCAGTAAACGTAGGTGGAAAGCGCGTAACCCCTTTCAGGGTCGAACTTTTTTATACCGTGCGCCAGTCCAATGTTTCCCTCCTGCACGATGTCGAACATTTCCGACCTTCGCGCATGGGGCGTATACCGCTTTGCGATCGAAACAACCAAGCGTAGGTTGCAGTTGATCAGTTTTTCGTACGCTCGCCGTCCGATGCGCTCCTGTTTCTTAGTCAGATTCTCCGTATTGACCCAAGTTTGCACCTGACGAGCCAGCATGATTTCCTGCTCTTTAGTGAGCAACGGATACCGAACAATGTCCTTTAAGTATTTACTAAAGCCCTCCATCAATTAAAACCCGACCTCAACAATTTGGGGGATACCCACAAAGGTATGACTAAGAGCCTTTGCAACTGCAGAAGCCTGCTCATAGGTGACATAAGAGCAAGCATCCTCTGGAACGTCAGTGAGTCTAATACCGCTACCTGTCTGTTCGTAAGAAGCAGCCAGATAAACGGGCTCAAGAGAAGGGCGTGTGATGCTTAGTGCGTAGCGTGGCATGGTTGGTGTTTTTGGACCACGGGAGCAAAATAGTGCGCATCACCTGGAGCGTCAACGGATTACTACAGGAGTAATCAATCTTTTTTGAGTCTCATCCTGCCTTCAACACGACGGCGCACAGACTCTTGCCAAACCTCCTTATCCTTCTCCAGCGCTTCGTTATAGACCTCCCCGGAAGTGTCTAGCTGGAGCATTTTGTAGACAGCCTCACGCACCCAAGCACTGGGACGCATACCGGCTTCCTCCGCTAATTGATTGACCAAAGCGGCACGATTTGGATCAATCAGGATCTGCAGGTAAGTCTTATTCCCGTGCCGAACGGCCATGTAGTACAACAGTGCTTGTTATAGTCTAGCACTCTGTTACCAGTTAATTGAGTCATCAACATGCTTGCGCCACCCCTGTAGTTGGTCTTTCCGGGACTTGGTGCGTTGCTTCCGACAGCCCTGCCTTATCTCCCTAGCTTTCTCAAGGAAATTAGCTGCCCTCTGCAAATCTGCAGTTGTCGCACGGGCGATCTCGTACTGCAGATATGTGAGAATTACTTGCCGACCCGTCTTCGGCTGCATAAGCAGCATCCATCACTTCCGCGAGACTATTGTAATAACCAATTTTGGATGAGACGTGATAGGTCCAACCACGATTCGTGCGGTAAACGCTGATCATCAGACCACATGCCTCCAAGAGCGGAATGCAAGAAGCTCAGCCATGGCGCATTGAGATACGCCATAGCTTTGGATCAAAGACGTAACGGTGGCACCGTTAGCGTGTTTTTCACGAATCTCCCGGACTAGCTCTGGAGTAAGCCGGGAGTTACCGTTTTTCTCGCCTGTGATTTTGGCGTACTTGCCTCTGGACATTAGGTTCCACCTCCTGCACTAATGAATTTCAGACCACCGTTTGCCAACCGAGGGTTCCGCCAGGGGCGGGATGTCACCCAACCACTTCGATTCGGCGGTCTCCATGACTTGTTTTAGCTGGTCCGCCCAGTGCTGAGCCTTGTCTTCACGCACCAGCAGCAAAATTTCATCATGGATACAGGCCGCAATCCGCACTTCGTCCTCCCCAGCTTTCGAGAGCAGGGGCCAGAGATTACCCAAGGCGCATTTAAGGATGGCTGCACCAGCGCCCTGGATCGGTGTGTTGCACCGAACAGTTAGCCGATTCATATCGCCAGGCAGCAACCGCCGCATACCTGAACCAGGAATCCGCACCTCAGCAAACTTATCCCCCTCGCTCTTCTTCGCAGCATCGGAGTTGTCCTGCTGCCACTGCTTAATCCCGTGGTACGTATCCAACCACTGCTGTCGGATATTTCCGGCCTCCTCGATCGTCATAACGATGCCAGACGCACCAGCGTAATCCCGCAGCCCCTTAGCTCCAGACCCGTAAAGCAGGCCAAAATTTGCAGATTTTGCAATTTGCCTAGAGCACCCAATGGCTTCAGCAGTCACGGTATGGAGGTCTTCCCCATCCTGGAACGCCTTGGTCATCCTCTCGTCTTCCGCCACTGCTGCAGCGAGTCGAAGTTCCATCTGACCAAAATCCGCATCAACAAGCATCCAACCATCAGGAGCTTCAACGCATTGACGGAACTCTGTATCCCTGGGGATCTGCTGATTATTCGGTTTAATGCAGGACATTCGACCTGATTCCGCTCCGAGCTGCAGATAGCTGGCACGAACAAAACCATCGGGGTCCATTTTGTCGAGGATTGATTCGACCATCTGCCGCCGCTTCTCCGCCTTCTTCCAGGCGAGATAGGTCTGGACAACATGATGATCAGCGGCGTGCTGCTGGAGCGCAGCCCGCGACGCACTGTTTTTACCTGTCTTGGGGTCTTTCGGTTCTTCCCCCAATAGAGCAGTGAACTTTTCCAGCAGCTGCTTAGGGCTATTTAGGTTGAACCCCGCCTCTCGCTTGGTCCCAAGACGAGCAACACCAGTAGCTTTAGGCCGGAGGTTGAAGACCGCTGGCGCGCTCTCCAGCTCATCGATCTCCTCGTACCACTGCTCATATTGCTCATCGTCGTGTCCCATTTCGGTGACCAGGCTCCTGAGCTGCGCAAGTCGCTGAGGATTACCTTTTTCCCTGGGCAGTTTGTGTTCTTCTGGAAGCGCCGCATCCAACTCACGTAAAAAGTCTCGACCGAGCGCATCAATGTCGTGCTGGTAGTCATCACGTAGCTGTTCAAGGCTGGAACGGTTCCAAGGCAGCCCGGTACGCCACATCTGTGCCATAGCCGGAAGCGCTTTGCACTCTAGTTGAAACGCCAAAATCAACCTTGTTTTGGCAAGCATCTGTGTGAGCTTGACCTCCAAGTCCAGCAGCAGCTCCACATCCCTAGCGGCATAGACCAATTGGTCTCGATTTAAGACTGAAGCGCCCCAATCAGACTTCTGCTGTTCTTTGTCCACCTCAACTTTGAGGTAGCGCTTGGCGACCTGTGCCAAGCCGTGCTTGAGGTTAGGTGTGCCGTTGTAATGCAGCTTGCTGGCGAGCATCGTGCAGAGAACACGCCCTTCGACGTATATACCCTGCTCTTGAAGCCAGCCAAGATCAAACACAGCGTTGTGCGCGATCCAGGTCCGCTCCGTAGAAAAAAACTCCTCTAGGCGTTTCCAGTCCTGCTCCTCCAGCTCAAAGCAATCGATGATGACGATGACTTTGGCGGTAGAGCAACCGAGCTGAATCAAACGCAGCTTGCCCTGCTCTGGCTGCAGCTGGAGCGTTTCCGTATCAAAGGCAATCGAATGGGCAGTCGAGATCTCATCGAGATGCTCGACGCCATACAGAATTTTGTAGTCAGACATTGGTGGTGTCAGTTTTAGTTGGGTTGATCAGAGGTTGAGGGAATTAGGCACCTCTTCCATCTGGTACTCAGGCAGCGCTTCAGCGTCGAACTCCGACTCATGGCGTCCGTCTGGGGCGTACCAGCCGCTGTCATCCATCCGCCAACCGGCTTCGACGCGCTTCTGCGCCTTCCAGTTGAACCACCCATCGTGCTCAGGCAGCGGATAGCCCAGCTCGCATTCCCAATCAACGTCCGAAAAGCCGTTAGGGCTGTACCAACCACCCTCATCAGGTTCCCAATTTTCTCTGGCACGGGCTTCACCAATGCGGTCCATCTCGGCCATAGCTGCATCAACCTGTGATGCAATTTTGCCGTAGTTTTCCCACTGTGCAGCGCGTTTCATGTTGTGCTCAGACAGCTCCGCCTGCATGTAGGCGGGAGCGGTTTTCATCTTAATGTGATCCAGTGGATGGGTAGACATGATCATGAAAGAGGGTCGTTAAATGGATCAAGTTCAAATTCAGATATCAGCCGGTTCAAGTACCACTGAGCTTTACGTAGGTCTTCGGCGCCACCCTTTTGGCGGTAACGCCAGAGATACTTTATGTTGTTGCCACGCAGATAACCAAGAAATTCATCTTGTGTCATCTGCGCTTTGATGGCGTCGATGCACTCAATGTCACCGCTTTGGTAATGAGCGGGATTGATTGCGCTACTCATCATCAAACTCAATAGGTGGGATAACAACCCAGTCATCGATCCAGGCGAGCATCTGCTCTATCTGCTCTTGCGTTGGAGCGTTGGTGTGGTCGATTGGGTCGTCCCAGAGTAAGACGCCTTTACAAGCAGCAGTGGCGAACTCGGGTGGGTCGTACAGCGTTGCCGGAGCAACCTGCACCGCATCTTCGACATAAGCCTGAACCTCAACGAGGTCAGACCCTTTGGAATAACTGAAAGAGATGAGCTGAGGCATGGGTGGCGCCTTTGACTACTCGATCACAGTAGCACCTATGCTTCGAGGTAGGAAGTGATGACAGGAAAGATGGTCGAATCGTAATGACTGATCACACTGGCATCGATTCCTGACTCCAGCGCAAGCTCAATGTCTTGCTCTAGCCGACAAAAGTCATCTGGATCGTCCTTGTAAATGTCCTCACAGATCCTTAGTGCCCGCCCATCGAAGCCATAAGCGGTGTAGCGGACAATCGCTAAGTGGCCCGCCGCCCGATTAAGGGTGTAGTAGGTGATGGTCGATAGCTGTTCCATTGAGCCGCCTAGACCTTCACCAGTCTGGCCACTCCTGAAAAGGTTGAACATAATAGGTTAGTAACCGGCGCTCGGACAATGCAAGTGAAGCGTGAATTTGTTTACGAGCGCTTCAAGCGCGACATCTACGGGGTAGAGGATGTAAAGAAACTCCAGGAAATCGCCTGCAAGTTTTTACACCTCTACCTAGCTCAGCAGGAAGCTGTCGAAGCTTTAATCAACCAAAAATGGTTACCCAAAGCAGACGACAAAACCTCTCAATAATCATCACGCCGTTCCTTTCTAGCTCGAATCAACTTCCCAGTCACAGCAAAGCATTCACGGCGAGTTTCGTAAGGAATAGCCCGCAACATTTGGTGTAGTCGAAACTGCAAATACTGATCATCGTCATCAGCTGGAGCGCCAGTAAGTTCTGCTGTGCTCAAGCCATTACTAATTGCGCTAACGAGCCACGCGCTGAAAGTTGGGGATTCAAATAGATCCCGTAGCAGGATCTTTTCAGAGGCGTCTAAAACCTTGTCAGGGAACGTGGCTTGGGTTGCTGTTGTCATTACTTAAAAAAGATTAAGTTGTGCCGGTGGGTCGGCCTCAGAGAGGTTAGCCGAGTCAGTCCTGGTCCGACCGAAACGAGTCTTGCCCTGGCGGTCTCGTATGGCAAGCGATTCCCAGAAGACGTACCAGGCGAGGTCTTCGCCATTCTCGTCCTCCACAACTGCACGGGAAGTCAGGTTCGACGCCAGACCGGGAGGCCGGATGGAGCGGAAGTAGGAAGCCCACTCCCTAGCCGCCTGTCGGGCAGCCAGGGAATCGGGATTAGGGAACTTGTCGCGGGTCAGTCCCACTGCTTCCAACCTTCTTCGAGCATCAGGTCTAGCTCCTCTTTGGTGCGGTCGCCGTCGTCGTCCCTCGCGCGGGGATATTGATCTGAGTGTCCACCTGGGGCAGATCCCGCTCCAGCACTGGGTTTAGCAGGTGGACACCCCCCTGTTTTCGACCCAAAGTGTCCACCTGGTTGGTTGGAGCAGGTGGACACATCATCCAAATTTGGGGAGTGTCCACCTGGTTGTCCACCTGCAAAACCCGCACCAGCACTAGCTTTCGTCCCAGGTGGACACATATCACCATCCTCCCCGCACGCGAGGACCGCTCTGTAGTGCTGGATCGGACTACCTCCTCCCTTTTTCGGGGTCGTCATCACCACCTCAATCAACCCCCTCTTCACAAGGCGCTGGAGCGACTTCTGAATTGCGGCGACCTTGCCACCCACGATTGGATCGGAGTTGAGGTCCGTCCGAGAGAAAGTGCGGGGGTACCCAACCCGCAACCGCTGCAGAACTCGATCAGTGATTCCACTAGGAGCAGCGTTGGTTGGATCGACCTCAGGGGTGAAGTCAGCGATGGAGAAGCTGAGGTCTTCCTCCTGGCGCATGATTAGCGACGTCCCAGAGCGCCCAGCACGGCTCTTCTCGATCGTGATGATCCGAGAGTGCGCTGGAGCGGTTCCCTTCTCCACCTGGTCCTTAGAGGGCTTCTTGAGCGCCCAGGTCTCATCCACAGCGTCACGGATAGCTGAGGTGCCCCTGAAGCCGCCCTGCTTATTGGCGTGATGAACGATGAGGATCGTGGCCGCAGGGAACAGCACGCCGTTATTCCTGGTGAGCCAGTAGAGGGGCGTCGCAAAGTCGGACTTG